AACTATCCTGTTGGTAAAGATTATTTAGTTTACTTACAGGAGAAGAAATGAATAAAGCGTTTTTTAGACAAGTGGGTGGGGCACATTACAAAAAGTACGTTATACAACCATCTAAATTTATAAATGACAATAAAATATTGTTTGCAGAAGGTAATGCAATCAAGTATATATGTCGTCATCAAGATAAAGGAAAAAAACAAGATTTATTAAAAGCAATGCATTATATAGAGATGATTATAGAAAGGGATTACAATGACTAGTCTACAACTATCAATGACGTTTAAGAAAAGCATTTGGTCATGTCCAAGTGAATATAAAGATTTATCTGGTTATCCAGAAATCGCAATCGACTTAGAAACAAGAGACGATGGAATTACTAAAGGATTAGGTGCTGGTTGGGCAACTAAAAGTGGAGAAGTAATTGGTTTTGCAGTAGCCGTAGACGGTTGGCAGGGTTATTATCCATTTAATCACTTTGCTGGTGGCAACATGGTTCCTGAACAAGTTCTTAAATATATTAAAACTGTATGTGCATTACCTAATAAAAAGATATTTCATAATGCTCAGTACGATTTAGGTTGGCTAGAAGCTATGGGTATGACTGTTAATGGCGTTATTATTGATACCATGATAGCGGCTGCTCTTATAGATGAGAATAGATGGTCTTATTCATTAAATAATATATCTAAAGATTACTTAGGAGAGATTAAAGCTGAGACTGATTTAAATGAAGCGGCTAAAGATCACGGTATTGATCCTAAATCTGAGATGTGGAAATTACCCGCAGAGCATGTTGGTTTCTACGCGGAACAAGATGCACGGCTCACGTACCTATTGTGGCAAAGATTTAAACATGAAATCGTAACTCAGAATCTAACTACGATATGGGAATTAGAATCTAAAATACTTCCAATATTAATTAAGATGCGCCAAAGAGGTGTTAGAGTTGATGTTGATAAAGCAAGTAGATTAACTGTAGAATTTGCGGCACAAGAAAAAGTATTACTACAAAAGATTAATAAGCTTGTTGGTAAAGATATAGATATCTGGGCGGCAAGACAAATTGGAGAAGCATTTGATAAGTTAAAGATTGAATATCCTAGAACTGAAAATACAGGTGCACCATCCTTTACACAAAACTGGTTGCACAACTCTAAACATCAAATCTCTCAATTGATTGTACAAGCAAGAGAAATTAATAAATTTCATAATACTTTTCTTGCAAATATTTTAAAGTATGAACATAAAGGAAGAATTCATGCAGAGATTAATCAATTAAGATCAGATCAAGGTGGAACAGTATCTGGTCGTATTTCTATGTCTAACCCTAACTTACAGCAACTTCCTGCACGTAATAAAGAATTTGCTAAAAAGATTAGAGGCTTATTCTTACCAGAAGAAGATCATAAATGGGGTTCATTCGATTACTCACAACAAGAACCAAGAATGGTTGTTCACTATGCGGCTTCTATTGGCGAAGGTTATGAGGGTTCACAAGAACTTGTTAGAGCCTATGCTAATGCATCAGCAGACTTTCACCAAACGATTGCAGAATTAGTTGGTATAGAAAGATCTCAAGCTAAAACTATCGGACTTGGATTAATGTATGGTATGGGAAAAAATAAACTGGCCAACTCTTTAGGATTATCCAAAGAAGAAGCAGAAGTATTAATATCAAAATATAATCGTAAAGTTCCATTTGTAAAACAATTATCTGATAGATGTATGAAAAAAGCAAACGATGAGGGTGTTATTCGTACTAAAAAAGGTAGAAAATGTAGATTTGATATGTGGGAAACTAAAGACTTTGGTATTCATACTGCTGAAACATTTGAAAACGCTGTTGCTAAATATGGTAAAGACGGAATTAAACGTGCCTTTACATATAAAGCATTAAATAGATTGATACAGGGGTCAGCAGCCGATCAAACTAAACAAGCAATCGTATCTTGTTATGAACAAGGCTATCTTCCTATATTACAAATTCATGATGAATTATGTTTCAATGTAAAAGAGGGAGATGAATTGAAAATAAAAGAAATCATGGAAACGTGTATGGAGTTTAAAGTACCGAGTGTTGTAGATATAAGCATAGGAGACGACTTTGGACAAGCTAGCTAGATCCAAGCACCACGACTCACGGATCATTGTACATCCATTTTATCAACTATTTCCAATGCGCTTGGAATTATTATGGTTTGATGATGTAAAACAAATACATACTCCTCATAATGATTTCAAACAAACTGTTAAGTTTTCTATGGGGCAAGAAGGCTTATTATGTCCTATGGTTGTTGACTGGAATAATGAAGTTAGAAATGGCGCTAATAGATTTGCTGTATTAAAAAAAGGTAAACTAGCTGATGGTAGTTTATTTTATAAAGCTAGAACACCAGAAGAAGTTAATTTTCTTGGTAGATTAAATGTAGAAGTTTGGGAAAGACATATTGCTAATAAAAATGTAATGGATTTTGAATTTTTATTTCAAGGCAAAATGAAAAAATACACAGAGAAGTGTCTTCATCTCTTTACAGAGAACGTAATTAAATTACCACAACAAAACTAAGAAGCGATATAGTTTATATCTTCTTCTTCGTTTTTTAATCTAGATACTTCGTCATGCAATGCTTGAACTCTTAATTGCTTTTTAATTTCTTTTAATTCAAGTTCAAGTTTTAACATGTCGATAGTTTCTTTACCTTGTTCAAGAAATTGTTGATTCCATTTTGATTCTAGAACCATCTTCCTTGCTAACAAGGCTTCGCTATTTAGAAACATTTAGTTCCTCGTATGTTATAAACATCTTTGATGGCGAATACGTGATTTCTTTTTTAATCGTGTATTTACCATCATTGAGTTCTTTTACGAAATTATTCCTAGATTCCTCATCGTTGGACGCCCATACGTCATGACTAATACAATGACCAGCATATCTAACGTGGTATCTATATAACTTCATGTCATATCTTATCATATCTTTGCTATCATGGGCAACGATTAAAAAGTGGCTATTTCATTGACTTTTTAAGCATTGACACGTTCTTGTGAACAATATAGCTATTAAGATTCTAAGGAAAATAATATGGATATAACAAAATGGAAAAGTGTCGCTGTAAGAATTAATGATTATAAAATTCTAAAAGCGTTATGTGATGAAAAATTTAGAAACCCTGCATCAATGATTTCAAAACTTACACACGATTATGTAAAATTTAGAGCAAGTAAAAGTAAAATGACCGTTGATGCTTATTTAAAAAAACTATTAAAAAAATGATTGAATTACTTAAAAGTTTATTTTGGTATGAAGTTATTTTTATAGTTATTTGTTTAATTATTTTTTCAATATTTTATTTCAATGCCCGTTAAAAAATTAAATATATTACAACAAGCCAGATTATTTAATCTTTATAAAGAAGTATTACAACATACTTATCGTTTATTAGATAAGTATGAAGACGAGCAATTAGTTGCTTCAACATTACTTTCACAAGGTCTTAGATTATATCGTGGTGTTTTAGATGATAAAAGTTTTAATGAATTATTAAATACAATAATTAAAGACGCTAAATTAATTAAGCCAATAGATAATAATGAAAAAACCATTAACTGATTTACATAAATCTCTTCAAATTTGTGCTACAAGTCTATCCCTTGAAGATTATGCCGTAGTCGCAGGTACCTTCTTTCAATTACATTGTGGATATAGTTTTGGTTATAAAAAACATGACCAACAATTCTTGACAGATATTCATTTTATATGGAAATTTAATCATAAAAAAAAGATTGAAAAACAAGCAAAAGTACTTAAATTAAAGGTCTTAAAGGGTGGAAAAGGTGAAAAATAGAGATTACAATATGAGAATGACTGATAGATTTGAGGAATTTGTATTGAACGGAAAGCAATGGTCTGGACAGCAAATCTCAGAATTGATAGAGGATGTATATGATGATTACAATTTTTACCTCAAGACAAGGGAAAGTCCTGAAATAACTTTATATTACCGTGACTTACTCGCTTACCTTGTTAAAAATTATGGGCATTGAATTTGCCACCATATCTCTTAAAACAGACGAATTAGTACCTGAACAAAAACTTTGGCGTGGTGTATTAGTTAACGCTTTAGAAGATACACTAATTAAACAATCTGACAGAAAATCAAGCATTTATAAAATTAATGCTCATGAATGGATAATGATATCCGATGAAAATTTTGAAAAAGTTTGTTATTGGTCTGGTTTTGAGCCAAATAAAGTAAAAGAAAAATACGTACAAGCTATTGAAAGAGGAGATATCAATTTTAATTTAAAACAAATAGCTTGGGCTAAATATTATAAACAATATATTATATATAAAAAATCAAAAGATACCGAATCTAAAAAATATCATAGAACAAGATTAGAATATTTACGTAATTGTGTAAAAGATGCAACGACTGCTCTTTTCTCTTGCGTATTTATTACCGCATAGTCTTGATCCCATATTAATGAACGCACATAATTCGTGCGGGAGGAAATCTCATGGCAAAGAAAAAAGAAACAATTCAAGATATCCTAGATAGAATAAACGAAGATATTGAGAATATTAGAGAAAAAGTTGAAGAATTAGAATCTGAAAACGAAGATTCTGAATTCGATGACGAAGAAGACGAAGACTAAATAGTAGTATATAATTCGGGGTAGTTAAAGTTCCTAATTCTAACTACCCCTACTACACGTTTACGTGTGCATTGTATATCGAGACAGGTTGATATACAAAGATCGTTATGGTTTCATATTGCGCCATTCTTGAAACTTCTCGTCCCAAGTTTTTTCATTGCGCAATGCCCAAAAAACTCTAAATCTTTCTAACCAAGTAATCCTTTGGCCGTCATATCTATTTTTATTCATATACCAAAAGAAATTACTTGTCCAACGTTTTATTTTCATAATAATGATATTACAACAAGTATTATGTAAAACATTAATAGTTTTCCTTTAAAACTCATTTGTTCTCCTTTTTAGTTGATTGTTACCAATTACGTTTATACTCT